GATTTAATATCAACACCACCTAATTGTTTTGCTAAACCCTCTATTACAGACCTATCTTCTGTAGATACAATAATATCAATAACATTTTCTTTTATACCAATATGACTATCCGCAGTTATAAATCCTGTATAATATGCCATTGTTGGGCTCCATTTAGAAAAATATCTTTGATTGTTTGCGCTCATTTCTTTCTTCTTTTTCTTTTTAGGTTTATACTTAATCTTTTTTCCAACAACTTTATCAATTCCTGTAGTTCCGGAAGTAGTTGGCCCACCTTCTTCTTGTTCTACTGTGATCCAATCTACACTTTTTTCATTTTTAGAATATTTACTATTGTATCTTTTAATTATTATTCCACCATCAGTTAGGTTTCTTAACTTAATTTCAATTTCAGCATCTTTTTTATTTTCTATAATTGTGCTATTTACTTCTTTTATGTTTTTAGTGAATTGGAAACTATGTAATTTTGATTTCCTTTCTCCCCAAGATAATTCTTCTATAGATTCATTTAGATATAAACAGTCATAACAATACAAAATATTATTTATAATATTTCCATCTAATATAAAATCCCCGCTACTTAATGTTTTAGAATTCTCAATAATTTTTGGAAAATTTGAAGTTATATCTTGTTCGCCCATTAATATTTTAACTTTTTCCCCAAATTTCATAAGGATAACTCTTATTCCCCCATGCATTTTTTCTATTACATATTTCTCTGTTTTTTCAAATAAATGGTCTAATAATTTTGAAGTATCTTTAAATTTTTGGGAATACTTCATGGGTGTAAAAGATTCTGGAAAAGTTACTTCTTCTTCCTTTACATCTTCTCTTAATTCAAAAGAAACTCCTTCTGCTGTATGAGTAATCTTATCATCGCTTACAGTTACTTCAAAAGGTTTAGCAAATCTTTTAATTGATTTTATTTTATAAGTATAAAGAACTTCCTTATGTGGCCACCATTTATTAAACAATTCTTCATCAACTAAATTATTTTCTTTAGCATAAAATTTATTTATTTTACATGGATAAACTAATTTAGCAACTCCATAACATAAATCGTCAGAAACAATATATAATAATTTATTTAAGATTCTTTTATCTATCCTATCTGATAAATAAATCTTTAACTCACCATCCCAGAACTTCTTTGCCCTAGAGTGATCTAACATCAAAATATCTAAATTTTCTTTTAAAAGTTGTGTCTTCTTATCCAAATTAAGAGTCTCTGTGACTTTCTTATTAACCTTCGGGCCTAAAATTATTTCTTCCATATCTACCTCTTTATTTTTCTTCTTTTTCTGTGTCACCTTTTTCTATTGGGGGTAAATCAAAATCTGGACCCAAATGTTCTATCTCTGTAATTAATTTTTTTAATTTTTCATCTGGAGCCAATATTCCTTCTTTAACATAACTAACTATCCTACCTGCTTTTTTCTCAACTTCATCAATGCCTATAATATCCCAATCTAATTTTGGAACTTCATCAAAGCCTTCTAATTTACAAATTGGTGCAAACATATATCTCCTTATTGCAGAAGTTGTTTTTTCTATAATATCTCTAAGGGTTAATTGAAATAATGCTGCCTGGGAATCTAATACTGCCCTATTGGTGTCGCCCCCAACGCCAGTAGCATAAGTTTCTGGTATTCCCAATCCAGTTATTTCTGCTTCTTTGAAGTATTCTAAATTTTCTCTTAATGATGTCGTTCTACTACTTTCCAATATTTTTAGATCATAATAATATGGCGTAGCTATTTCTTGCTTAAAATTAATATTTTTTAACTTTTCAAGCATACTTTGTATTTGTTGAGGTGTTGGTTCGTGGTTTAAATCTCCTAAACTAGCATGAACTATTGGAAATCCGTGTTTGTAAATAGCATTAGAAAGGGCATATTCCATATTCATCTTTCTTAATGAAGTTTGATAAATGGGTGCTATAAGTCCTACTGGATAAAATCCATCTCCAATACAATATAATTTTAATTGGGCCACTCTGTCTTTTTCAATAAAAATAGCATTATCTGGTAATACACATAATTTAGGTTTTTTTGCTATGCTCCTTTTAAGAATATTTTCAGAAATTCTTACATTTGCTGGTAAAGTTTGAGTATATCCAAGCACTCTCCCCATATCATCTAATAAAATATTTCCTTCCCCATCTTTAGCATAGTCCATAGTATTGGCATTTATTATATCCCAATCTACTATTTTGTTTCCCTTTTTATTATAAACATTTTCTATCCATGCATCTCCATAGATACATTGATCTTTAAATATTTGAGAAAGTAATTCCTCCCAAGTAATATCTGTGCCAGATTTTCCTAGTTCTTCTATAAAATTTTCAAAGTATTCTTTTACTTTTTCGTCTTTACAAACTAAATGATAACTAGCCGACATAATTGTTTGAACTATTTTATTTATAGAATTAAAAATTAAAGGATTTTTCATATATGTTAATTCAAGTTCATATTTATTAATTCTTTTTACTGTTGGTGTACTTTTGATAGATTCTGGCTCACCTGTTTCACCATTTACGGGTTTGGATAGTATTTTTGAAATTTTACCACCAAAAAGAGCCTGTGTAATTGTTTGCATTATTTCTACCTCCTTTTATCTGGAATACTCGCTTTTATAATTATTGGAACTTCATATTTTAAAAAATAAATTAAAAATCCATAACTAAATATACCCCCAAAAGTTATGGGGATTTCTATCAAATATTTTAAAACAAATGAAACTAAAATTCCATATATTAAAATAGTTATTATAAATTGCCTAATAAAAGAAATGTAATCAAGAATGTTTTCTTTCTTTATAAAATTAGATATATTTTTAATATTCATATTAGGAGCCCAGCAATATATTTATTTATAAACCTCAAAACTATATAAATCTTTCTATCATATTGCCACAAAATCTATAAAAGTTCTCTTTTCTGAACAAGCTTTAACAGCCATCGCTAAAGAAATTGCAGTATCATCATGTGGCGCAGTTGAAAGATAAGATCTATTCCCTGTCCTTTCTGAAGTAGATTCTTTAAAGCCTAAAAGTTCTGTAACTAATGTATTTGTATAAGTAAGGGTTAATGCATCGTTCGGATCTCTTGGGATGATTAAAAGTCCATCATCCATTGCAACTCTTAATGTCATTAATAATTGAGACCTAGCAATAGAATGGAATGCTTGTTCTTGTACTGGAAAAAATTGATTCTTTAAATCTTCCTTAACAGACGCACCAATTCCTGTCGGATCTACTATAATAGTATCACAATCAAATTGTTCAAACAATTCTTTTAATCTTCTAACTTTTGCAGTTTTAGGAAAACCTTTATGTCTTTCTCCATGCTTAATATGTATTTTTCCTTTTACTTTTTCAACTACTGTGTAAGCATCAAAATCTGCTCTTGGACCTTGTGCTATTGCGAAGTCTGCTGCTAAAACTCTAAAACTACCCTCACTTGTTAATTTCTGTGAAGTAAATTTTCTTTAAATATCAAAACATTCTGAAAGAACATCTGCTGGATATAATGCATTCTCTGCCTGTGCTTGTGGATTACATAGATACTCAGATTGAAAAGCGTGTTCACCAATTCTTTGCCTAATGTTTTTAATTTCTTTTACAGAATATTTTTCTGGCCATGTACTTTTTCCATCTTCTATAATTTTAATTGTTTGTGAAGTATAAGAAGAATTTGTAGAAAGTTCACTTAAAAGGTCCACATTACTTTCAGGAGTTCCAATAGTTACTATAGTTCCTTTTCTAAGGTCTGCAGTTGGTTCAATAATTCTATGAAAAATATTATTGTCCACAAATTTACTAGCTTCATCACAAAGAACATAATCTGTTCTAACCCCCGCGATATTTTCATTATATGCCCTACAATAAATTTTAGATTTAGTATTAGTAATTATTTCATCTGCCTTCCAAGTCTTTCTATCATCTGGCCTTAATTGATTTAACAATTCGTTTTCTCTAATTTCTTCTTTAATCAAACTCATTATTCTTAAAGAGTGTTTATAAGAACTAGAAACTATTAAAAAATCTTGATTATGTTTATACCAAGCTAACCAAAGTGGATAAGCAATTGCTAAAAGTGCAGTTTTACCACTACCTCGGAACGACGTAATGTTTAGAAATCTATTTTTGCTAATTAAGTTTAACCAGTCCTTATGAAAAGGTTTTAATTTATACCCGAAAACATGAGAAATCCAATAAATTGGGCTAATGGCCCCCTTCATTATAAAAACATCATATTCTTCTCCTTCCAAAATCTCTGAAAGAGCCCTCATTCTACAGATTCTTGAATATAAGTTTTTACCGCTTCATTTCTAGCTTTAAGTGTGTCAATAGTATCTGCAGAAACTGTATAAGACCAACTTATGGTACCCTTAACACTTTTCTTAACTTTCAATTTATAGTTGTGTTCTTTCATAGAACTATATGTTTCTTCCAATTTAATCCTCCATCTCGTAATATTTTTCTTTGTCTTTCCAAACGATAATAGTAACTACTTTATCTGCATATTTTTTAGGAACATAAACTATGCTAGAGTCACCACCAACTCTAACATTTTTTACTAAAATATCTACAGAATCCCCAAATAATGTTTTAAAGGCTTTACTAAAATCTTCTATCTTTTCGTCTTCCACATAATTATATGGTATTACTTTTTTCATGAGTTTCTTCTACCTCTCCACATTCAAGTTCATAATCACAGTAAGAACATTGCCATCTTTCTGCAAGTTTTATTTTTTCTGGTGGTGTTTTATTAACTATTGCATTATAAATCATTTCTGCCTTATCAAATGCTTTAATCACTAAATCTTCATCATAATCAATTTCAAATACCTTCACAGCCAGATCCATTTTATTAACATAAACTAAAGCACCTTTCTTTAAATTCATTGCTTTTAAATAAGGCATTAATTGCATAATGTGTTCTGGTTTTGGTTTTGTTAAATATTTAAAAGATTTTATACTTTTTACTTCAACAATTATTTCTTCATCTGTATCTTGAACTAAGATAAAATTGTCAAGTCTACCAGCCAATACAACTGGGCTTCCAGGTTTAGCAATTATAAGACTTCTTTCAGAATCTAATAAAGTAACCCCTTCAGCATCCTTAAACACTCTTTCAATAAATTCATGAATAATATTTCCTAATTCAAATATTCTTCTTAGTTCTTTAGTAATAGGTTTAGGATTTAATTGCATAAAATATAACTTTCTAGGACACATTCCCATAGCACTACAATAAAATCTTTCTTGAACCCTTTTTCTATCTTCCTGATAGATTGCATTGTCTACCCAATCGTTTACTTTATCATTTAAACTCAACCCCTATTAAATCTTCTCCTTTTATGTAATCGACATAAACTAATTCATATTTATCTGTATTGGGATCATATAAATAATCTATATCCATTCCAAAATCTATTTCTTCTTTGTAAATTAATATATTTTTTATTACCATAACATATTATAATATGAAGATGTTATATAAATCTTTCTATTATATATAGATTATCAATAGAAACATTTAAATATTACCACTCTATAAAATACTCATGGAATCTGTTTTAATCGCTGTGCCTATTAATGAAAAGAAAGAGCATTGTTGGGAAGAAGTTACAGAATCTTTAAATAATATTTCTTATAAAAATAAAGAAATTTTAGTTTTAGATAATTCTAAAAATGGAATTTATATTACTACTGAATTTAATTATACTAATTTTTATTTAGAACGAGCATTCGATAGAATTACTAAAGCAAGAAATTTAGCATTAAAATATGCTATTGAAAAAAACTATGATTATATTTTATTTATTGATGCTGATGTGTTAGTTCCTCCAGATATAATTCAAAAATTATTAGTTCATAAAAAAGATATTGTTTCTGCAATCGTTTGGGTATTAGATTCTAATACTGATTTTCCAATTCCAAATGCTTGGATGGAAGATGGTAAATCTATGCCTGTAGATAAAATTGAAACTGGATTAGTTAAAGTAGAAAGAGTTGGTATGGGATGTACATTAATTTCAAAAAAATTATTTAATAAAGAATTTAAAGTAATTAGAAATGAAAAAGGTAGAGTAACACTTGGAGAAGATATTTATTTTTGTAATCAATCAAAAGAGGTTTATTGTGATACTGATATTCAATGTAAGCATAGAATAGCAGGAGATCATTGGGATTACGATGTCGATTAAAACCTTTAAACACTCTGGGGATATGGGGGATGTAATTTATTCGCTCCCTGCAATCAAAAAACTTGGTGGTGGGATTCTGTATTTAGATAAAGGGCTTATTGAAAGATGTGATGGTGGATTTTTTATGAAAATGTGTATGTTATCTAAATTAAGAGAACCTCAGATTAAATTATTAAAACCTTTGCTTGATTCACAAGACTACATTAAAGAAG